TTTCACTTCAATCACTTCTGCATGTCTTTGATTATTTTTGTCTAGATAGATTATCATAAAATCAGGCACATAGATAGTATTTTTACCAGTTAGTGGATTTCTATAAGGTATTTTAAATGGTTCGCTAGCCCATTGTGTAATTGCTGGGTTATTGTCAAAAAATGTCATGACAGCAAATTCCCACCCGCTTCGATAGTTTGGTCTGCCGTTGCCAATATATTTGTCTTGATTTTTGACCTGATATTTTCCTTGGGCGTATTTGCTCATAATACTAAGCTATGATCAATCTTTTTACATACTTGTTAGTATATGGGGCATTAGTTATACCCAAATAGCTAGTACCGACTCTATTTAAATTTAAAAACATAGCAGTATATGCGTTCAATTCACCTTGTGGAATTTCAGAAAACTTTTTAATAACATCCATAGCGTCCAAACCTTGACTTAATGCGGTCATTATAACTGATCCAGCAATGGCTCTAGCGCCTTCTTTAGTTTCTGCAATGTTTTCAAAAAATCCCACAACAGCATCATCCACATTTTGACTCACAGTTGATTTTGATGAGTAAAAATTGTTAAAATATGTTTGTGTGTCCTGGAGACTATTTAGATTTATATTTTGCCCCAAATTAGAGAGATTAGATGATGTCATTTTCTAACAAGCCCCTTAACTAAAGTTTGTTTTGATTTTTGTAGATCCATCAATAATTGATTAGATTCAACTACTTGGGTTTCGGCGAATTCCATTATTTCCATCTGTTGGCTCAAATGAAGTTGGAGCTTTTTAATTATTGGGGATTCATCAGAAATCCCATTTGTTAAATTTTCGTCAATTTGTTCACCAAAAAATTTAACATTTGTTGATGCCGCTGTTACTTGGGATTGATATTTGCTTAATTGTGCCCGAGCCTCAATCAATGATTGACTCAATCTTTTAATTTGGGCATCAACCCCCAATGTTTGCGCCATTTGATCATTTGTGGAATTTATTCCTGGTTGTCCTTGATTTGTAATGTCGACATTTATTGCATTATTTTGTGTAGTTGGCTGCAAAATGCTCAATGCAGATGCTACTGACATCTGTCCTGGCGTATTATTAGATTGTGTTATTTCTTGACTAACCGGAGTTGATTTTTTTGTTGCGTTTGATAAAATTTTTGATCCATTGTTAATCAAATATGTCCCAACATTTGGAATTCCACCAAAACTCTCAGTAACTGCTGGCACAACGATTCCGCCAACTACTGGTCCCAATGCGCCTTGAACTTTTGCTATTGATTGTCCTATAGTTTTGTTAATTGCCACAGTGACTTTAGATGTGGCGTTATAAGCCACTGATTTAGCCATTGGTACAAAAATTTTATTTGTAACAAAATTTCCAACTTTTCCTTCGCCAAATACACTATTCCCAACACCAGTAAGCCAATCTTTAGCTGGTGGTTTTTTTGTTGGGTTTTCTGGCGATTGTTTTGAACCGTCAGAAGTTTCGGCAGGCAATCTATTAGATCCTTTATTTGTTTTGTCAGTCGCCGATCCTGGACCAATTAAATTTTGCTCCTTGCCCAAATTAGGTGATGGTGTTCGATCATAATGTACAGTACCAAAGCCCTTAACAGTATCTTCACTGATATTCCCACTATAATATAGTACAGTCTCATACTCAATAGTCATGTCATGTGACATTAAACCATTTCCGTCTTCATACCTATGATCACCATGCTTAAATGATTTAATAATAGGGTTGATCAAAACATATTCACTGAAGTTTTTCTGATGTAAGCTAAAAATCCTTATAGTATTTAAAAATTCTGAATTTTTTGGCTTTTTTGGAGTATATCCCCAATTAATAGCTGATCTCTCGTTATATTTGTGTTTGATTTGATAGAGAGATTCCGAATAATCACTGTCTCTGTAGTAATAATTAAAATAGCTAAACCAAAAATCTCTTACCACATTGGAACTATCGTCATGAAATGTAATATTTACTGGATCATATTTTATCTTAGTTTGAGTAAAATTGACTCTATTATAAGCATTTTGTTGCTTCAATTCTACTGTGAATTTAGGAAGAGATGCTGATTTCACCAACATTCCCAATTCTGCCAAACTAAAATCTCTAGTAACATTAGGGCTCAAATCAAAGACTACATGAAAAAGAAACCCATTTTTGGGCATAAGACCTTTTTGCCCATCGGGAAGTTGTCCGCTCCAAAATAATTTACTAGCATGTTGGTAGTCTCTGAGAAATGGAGTTACTGCTTTTGCTCCTATAGTCGTGTCCGGAGACCCTGAGCTTGATCCAGTAACGCTCAATGGTTTTGAACCTAGGCCACCGCCCAAGGCATTATTTAGGGCATCATTTTCTGCCTGACTTGCGCCACCGTAGCCACCATTTTCATAATCCTCTATATCACTATTGTCGGGGGGACCTTCTTGTGCTTTGGCCTCTTCCACAGATGCATTAATTGCATCCTCAATTTGATCGTCTGTGAGAACTTGTTCACTATTTGCCAATATATCCTTTTCGGCAGCGGCTGCATTTGCGTTTATTTCTGCATCAATCTCTTCATCTGTTTTTACTTTGGATAAATCAGTCTGATTACCAATCACTGTTGGTGTTGCAGCACCCGGCACGGTCAACTTAGACCCAGCATAAATTAAATCTCTATTGGTGATTTGTGGGTTTGCTTTAAGTAACTCATCCACACTACTATTATTATTTTTGGCAATTTTAGTTAAAGTGTCTCCCTTTTTGATCAAATAAGAACCAACAGAAGAGTCAGCAGATGCGTTGTCATTTGGGGATGCTGAGTTATCTGGTCCTGGGTTTGCGTCAAGTATTGCCATAGAAATGTATTATTACAATATATTTATGATAAAATATAAACCAAAAATGCAAAAGCCCAGACTGAACTAACAATCTGGGCTTTTTGTTTAATTTTAAAATTATAATGTTGCGTTTGTGCCTTTGTTACGACCAACAAAAGTACCAACACCAGTACCTTGTGGTGTTTGTAATGCATTGTCAAACTTTAAAGTTAGTGTAATTTGAACAGGATCGGTGCCACTGTAGCTCATGTCACCATATTGAGCTTGTTGAATATAGCAACCATACAGTTGCCAAGTTTCTAAGACAACTGGCTCACTGGCTCCGTTGCCACCATCTAACATGTCAATAGTGCTAACAAATTTATAATCACCACCACTGGCTGCACTACTTTGTTCCATAAAGTCAAATTGCTTTTGAATTTGTTCACCAATTAATTTAGAAACATTATTAGGAGCATCATCACGAAATACAACTGTGCATTCTGCCCAACTGGGCTTTCCTGCTAATTTGATTGTACTGTTATAAACGGGAATCTCAATGTCTGCAAATGTGAGACTTGGTCTTGAAAAACTAACAATTTGCTTTGTTAATTCAACTCGACTGGGGCCTAAACCAAATCCCTCAAAACTGCCTCTGAATCTAAAAGGCAATTTGGGCATTAATAAGCCCTGACTTGTGGCACTCTGACTTGCTGCCAACGGAACTGTAAATTTTGTTAATGACGCTACTGCCATATTTTTCTCCTGCTTATGGTAATGAATTATTGTTTACCTTATACTTTATTTACCAAAAATGATAAAAAATCATTATGTACTATGATAATGATTTGAACTAAGTATTGTCCAGACCAAGTATCAAAAGATTTAAAAATAGTCACAAACAACTAAATAATATTATATGCAAGAACTAAAAAATGCTCTTAAAAAAATTGCCCCTAGGTGGAGGCAAAGAGTTGCACTAAAAAATCCTGAATGGATTCAGCTATTAAATTCCTTATATCCAAATGTACGATTAAATTTACAAATTGATGCGCTAGTCAATGATCGAAGCCCCTACTGCCATGTATGCAGCGGCATTGTTAAATCTTTAGGTAAAACCACATGCTCTACTAAATGTCGAAATGTTTTGGCCACCACTGATAATCGACAAGTTCTTAGAATAGAAAAACAAAAAAAAACTTTATTAGAAAAATATGGTGTTGAGAACATTGCTAAATTGACTCAAACTCAGGAAAAAAGAAAAGCCACCATGGTTGAAAAATATGGGGCACTCGTTTCAGACAAATCAAGACAGAGAATGATTGAGGGATCAAAAAATTTAAATGTAAAAGGAAGAGAAACGATTAAAAAAAAATATGGTGTAAACAATCCAGGACAATTGCCCGATCATGCTGAGAAATGCAAAATCACTATGCTTAAAAATTATGGATCTGAACACTATTCAAAATCTCAACAGTGGATTGATTTTGTTGGGCACAGATCTCTAGAAAAGTGGAAATCATTATGCCCCAGCATTAGTGTCATCAAATCTACTATCATTAACGATAGTCAGCAATATACACAGCCTTGCGATAGAATTGAATTTTCATGCATTGTATGCAACAAGGTTGATGAGTTGCCGTCCGAAACATTTAAATGGAGAATTAATCACACTGGCACTGCTTGTACAGACTGCGGTCACTTAAATAAAGGTTCTAACAAGGAAAACGAATTAAGAAAATATATAAATCAATCTTTGTGTATAGAAACTGAAAATAATGTGAGAATTTTAGATAGAAAAGAAATAGATATATATTGCTCAGTCCAGAAAGTAGGTTTTGAATTCCATGGATTATTTTGGCACAATGATCAACGTGTATCAAAAACATTTCATTTAAAAAAATTAAAATTAGCCGAAGAAAAAAATATACGTCTTATTCAAATTTTTGAGGACGAGTGGCAATATAAAAAAGATATTGTTTGTGATCGTATAAGACATATACTACACGTTGCTGCAAATAAAACGTATTATGCCAGAAAATGTCAAGTAAAATCAGTAACTTCATCTGATGCAAGAGAATTTTTAGATGCAAATCATATACAAGGATTCGCTAACTCTTCTATTAAGTTAGGATTATATTATGAGGACGAATTGCTGTCATTGATGACTTTTTCTAAATTAACAAAGGCCAAGGGCCATATGTCACAGGAAAACCATTGGGAATTGTCTAGATTTTGTGGAAAACTCAACACCCACATTGTGGGAGCTGCTGGCAAATTATTAAAACATTTTATTTCAAACTATCATCCTGTAGAAATATTGTCATTTAGTGATCGTAGATGGAGTGATGGTAATTTATATAAAACTTTAGGGTTTGAGTTTAAGGGCAATACTGCTATTAATTATTGGTATTTTAAAAGTGATGATGGCATTAGAATTCACAGATATCAATTAAGAAAAAATAGTTCAGACAATCAATCATTGACTGAGTACGAGAATAGAATCGATCAAGGATACAGGCGTATTTGGGACTGTGGTAGTGGCAAATGGGTTTTGAATATATCTCAGTCATAAAAATAGGAGCATTTAATGCTCCTATTTTTTAATAATTAGATTTGGCTAATTATTTTCCGCCCTTGATAGTTCCTGGGTTCTTTAAACGAATTGGAACATAGATATATTCAACATCGCGCATAGGTTCAATTGCTATATCTACATATAGTTCATTTCTAGAAATACGGTCCGAAGTATTATTACTCGAATCACATACTACTAGATAATCGTATATACCACGTTTAACAATCAAATCGTTGAATACACTTTCAACAACCAGTTTAACCTGATCGCGTGTTGTTTTATCATTTGGTTCAAACAAGAATTGATTTGTCAATGCCTGCAATACCACACGAATATAGTTTACCAACCTAGCAACGTTAACTCGATCCATACTGCTTGCAATAGGATTACGAGTTTTTTGTCCATAAACAACTAAGCCAACACCGTTCAATGATGTAATTGGGTTAATATTCAATTCATACATTGCATCTCGCATCTGTTGATTAATACCAGTCTTAACAAATAGTCCGCTGTTAGCATCAACATATCCAATTGCATTTGCGTTATCGACCAAACCACGACGTGTTCCGGCCGGCGCAAACCATTGATAACTCACATTATCGCTGCGAATATAAGTACGCAACATAATATGGCTTGGTGGCACCGCAACCTCATTGCCCGACAAATCGTTAGTCAATGCAGCTGGGTAATATAATGCCAAATAAGGGTCATGATTGACTGCTGTATTTTTATTATAATCAGTAATAGCATTAATTGTGGGCGACAGTGTCATTGGAGTATCGCCAATGATAAAGCCTGTATTGCTTCTATCGTTATTCAAACCAATCAAATTAGGAACTAGTTCAGGATAACCAGGACACAACAATAAATTAAAATTATAAGTTTCTTCTCTAATATCGCTACTAGAATCTAAAGCGCCTTTCAATGCTTTAACAACCAAAGCTCTTTGAGCGTGATGTCCAGCATATGGTGTTCCATCTTCTTTTAATCCACTATCAGTCACCCAAGCATCTGTTACAGATGGCAATGTTTGATTTGGATATGCTTGTTCATTGAAGTAATTATTGACGAACTTTTTAATATTATATCCGCCGCGACGAAGATTAAACAATAAAGTACCACGAGGATATAATCTATAATCAGGTGCATCTAAATCTACATAGTTACTGAGTTGTAATGAGGCTGTATCTGGATACTGACTAGTAATAGGGTTTACTGTTCCGGAGCTATCCCAACGAACATCAGCAAATGCAATACCGTTTTGACTTATTCTATCAGTATTGTCGATTAATGTCCATTTGTTTGTAGATCCGTAACGATAAATTCTTGGATAATTTTCTAAATCAGCAGTGTCTAACCACAAATCTCCTGGAACCAATTCTGTCAAATCAGTCTGTGTTTTTGGTTCACTAGCACTAACAATAACGCCTTTAGGGTCAGTTAATTGCAAATTGTGTCCACGAGCATCGCGGCTTACATTCTTATAACCTTTCCAACCAGTCGTGTCACAAATCATAATATCAACTTGAGTTGGATCACTGTAATACCAAAGTGTTCCATTATCTGGAGCAGTATATGGTTCTTGTTTACTATATGTATAACGAACTGTTGACCAATTAGATAATGTAATAGCGCCTGGAACAATATTAGCAACAATCCCTGGGGTACCAGATGTAAAACCAGCAGTGGTGATTGGATTATTATTCGAAGTCGTATTGACCAAGGTTACCAATCCGCCGGCCCTATGGGTAATAGCTATTAAGCCAGAACTTTCAACTTTAGCATCAATATTTTGTATGTTTGCAGCCAAAATGTCTGATACAAAATTCTTTGCCGATACACCAGTTAATGTAATATTATGGCTTTCGGCACCATCTAAGCCTGGTTGAGAAACCAGCATAGTGAAGGTATTGCCAACAACAAATGCCCCTGGTGCTTGGTTTGCGATTACTGTTGTTTTTCCACCAGTGTTTAACTGATAAAATCTAAAAGATAACTTGCCTGAATTACTAGTGTCATATTTAACAAACATTGCACCAGCAACGAGTCCTGCTCCGCCAGCATTAGGGTCTAGACCCAACAATGCTTTATAACCATTACCATAAACTGGAGTACTCATAGTTCTCCAAACTTTGGTAGTTGTGCTATATTGTCTAATTACAAAATTTGTACCTTGTCCAGAAACACTAGTTTTAAGCCAAATACTACCGGTTGGTCTTGGAATAGCATCTGCACTGTTCCAAGCAGGAACTTGTGCATAACTACCAAAATAAAGTGTAGGAGTATAGTATTTTCCAGGATTGATACCAAACGTCATTTCTAATGGACTCTCATTCAAATCAACCAATTGCATTGCACCATCGTCAAAAGATCCACCACTTTGGCTGGTTCTATCAATATGGAATGCCAATGCCCCATTTGACAATTTTGCCTTAACTCCACGTATTTCTGCTGCATTTATCAAATCAACAACAGCCTTCATATCTGTTGTGTTATCTGGAATAGTCAACTCAATGCCATTAATAGAAAATTTGCTTTCTGCCGTAGTGCTAATGGACATTGCTTCACCAACAACTGTTGGTCGACTGTTCATCCATTCGTTTGTTCCAACTTGTACCCAAATATTATCTAAATTTTTATAAAATACTGGATTGTTTGCATCCCAAACCACAACAGCATAACTACCAACTGTACCAATATTACTATTGGGAACTGGGGTATTACTATCCAAAGTTATTTCTGAACGAGAAGTGATCAATATTGGTTGTTTATTTGTATATGTGTCCAACATTTGATCATATTCATAAATGCCCCAGGAAGAGTCATCAACATCAAACCAATTTGTACCATCTGGAACTTCGCCCTTTGGACGCACGGTTGTGCCTATCAATTGATCTAAATCAATATCGGCTCTCATTGCCCAAACGCGGTTTCCTAAACCTAAGGCACTATAGGCTGCCATTAAACCATATTCATTAAGTTCATCTCCATGAATGGGCGTGCCGGCAGCAGTTTGCCTAAATGTTGGTGTTCCAAACATACTGACCAATTCTCTTTGGCTGCTTACGCCGTATACTTTTCCCGCATTAATTTTACGGGTCCCTGATACTAGTGAATTGTTGAGTGTTTTATTTTCTGAAGTAGCAAACAATATAAATGGAATTGTTCCTACTGCTGTTGGTAGATATGCGCTTTCATCAGTAACTGTAATACTGAGACCTGGTGATAATAATGCTGCCATTTGGTTTCCTTTTAATAAGAATTATGTAGTTATTTAGCAATTAGTTTAATTTTTAGTGTTGCAACATGCCCTTTGCAAAGGTTTTAATAAATACTAATATGAATAGACCACTTTGTGCAGTATGTTTACATATTCCGGCAGCTGTGAATTATCACAATGATGATAAAGTTCACTATAGGAAACTATGCGACCAATGCATCAGAAAAGGCAAAAAGATAAAACCATCGGCCCCAGCTTGGTTTAAAAATGGATATAGGAAAAAAGAACGATGTGAGAAGTGTGGCTTTAAAGCCAAATACCCCGAGGATCAATTGAGAGTATTTCATCTGGATGGCAATTTAAAAAACAATTCCACCAGTAACTTAAAAACCATTTGCCTAAATTGTCAACAAGAGGTAGTTAAAGGAAAACTGTCCTGGGCACCCGCAGATGTGGTGCCAGATTTCTAATAGACCAGATCCTCAATTTGTTGATAAAGATCATAAATTGTATCACTATTATCAATCACTGCATCAAACTCAGTAGATAACCATGCCCATTCACTGATGTGAACTTTTGGATATTTGCTATACATATTTTTGTCTGGTAGTTGCAATTGTTCATTTTCTGCCGATAGAGTTTTGATTGCGCAATCATACCAATTTGGTAATGATCCTCTGCGAACCCAAATAACTTTGCCACCCAACTTTTTAATAGTAGCAACTTCATTGACAAATCTACAATCGCTGATCACTACTCGATCACCTAATTGAGATAATTTATATTCCAAACTGGCGATCCAGATGTCTTGATGAAAATTGTTGCGAATTAAATCAGTCCCCCAATGCTGCAAAATCCATCGTGGGGTTAGGTTAGGTATGTTTAAGCGCTCGCTCCACCAAATGTCCACATTTTCTCGCCAAAGTCTAGATTCTTCTGTAATACCTTCTAATAATTCTCTATCCCACCCAAATACAGAAGATACGGCATCTTTAAGAGATGATGCAAAACTGGCTCTAACAAATTTACAATCACTAACCAAATAATCAGCAGCAGTATTTTTACCCGAACCTATAAATCCGCAAATAGCGACAATTGACATTACTTTATTCCTTAGAATAATTATATTGAATTTTGATCAACTATGCTAGAAATATTAGCCCATTATCCAATACATTGGAATACTACCATCAACAAATTGTTTTAAGTCGTCTTCCAATTTTTCCATTTCTGCTTGCGCTTCTGCTAATAACGCAGTACCATTTAATGTTGTACTGCCTTGTGGTCCTGGAACTGAACCATATTTACTACGTCCCTCACCCACAATACGTTTAGCAAAACTGTAGGCGTATTCTTGTAACCATGGAAATACCATATGATCATTGAGCAACATGATATCTGGCTTATGGTTGTAAAGTCTTAATAACGCTGTTTCTGATGGAACGTCAGACACATTACTCCAAATTTGAGTACTTCTTAAATCTTGTGTGAGTACCTGGGTAGATTGTAATTCAGATTTGGCAATCACCGTAAATGTTTTTCTTTCATCATCCACAGTCTCAACTTTATAAGTATTATTATAACCACCAACTTTACAATTAGAAATCGTAAGGGAGTTTCCTACACCAATAGTCCAAACATCCTCAGTCCTAATTGTAATGATACTACCAGTCCCAACACCATTTGCACTCAACTGACTTATACGAATATAATTATGTCCTGATGAGGGAATTTTTCTAACCAATGTTAGCTTTTTGGTTACTGAATTCCAATTAAAATCAATAAACCCACCAAACATTTTCATTGAAAGTTTTTGATAGTCGACAAACAATTCATAATTCAATAAACCACCCACACGCCCAGCAACCAACATATAAGTGTTTAAATATCCACTTGCAAATGGTTCAAATTGACTGGCAGTAGTTCCTGTTACTGACCCAATACCACGTCTATAAATAGATCTAACAGTCATGATTTCTTTTGGAAGAATATATTCCTGTACCTCAGGCATAAGGTCTAAAAATGCATAACTTTCCTCTTGACTATTGCTACTACGTTGACGATATTTGATCAATGCTTGCTTAATAGCTAAATCATAATGCTCTTTGTCTAATTCAACATCAACAATTTGATCAGCAAGGCGCAATCTGATATAATCAACTATCTCATTGCGTTTCTGATTTAATGCTTCTAACTGACCATCATCAAAAGCAATTGGCCCCGGACCACCTAAATGGTCGGTTTGCATGCTTTGTGTAGTGGGGTTGAGTCCGGGTTTAAGTGTTGCCATATGTCTTCATCCTGTTTAAATATTTATCGAAAAACAGGATGAAGACGATGCTCTAATTTAGAGGACTTTTAGCAATAATTGGTTTTCATTAATCCTACCGTTGGCTTTAACTTCCACAGCCTTAACAGTATCTAAGAACTTTCTTAGTTGAACTTTACCAGCTTTGAAAAACTCTTTTAAAGTTTCTTCAGGCTTCCTAACAGTTTTGCCAACACTCTTATCCACATCAAAATTAACAATACTAGTACCTTTAATAGTCAACGTCTGATATGCTGCCGCCACATATTTGTAAAGTTTGCGGGTTCGAGTGTCAAAACACCAAAGCTCTTGACTACCAATAATATCAGCAGGATTAATACTTATTACTTTGAGTGTCTTATCTTCTTTTGCATACTTTAGTCTAGAAACCAACTTTTCAGTACTAGGAGCTTTTTTGACACGCAACTTTTTGGTTGCCTTCTTAACACCCCTATATTGATCTATCGCAGACATTAGGTCGTCGATAAAGGAAATGGAGCGTTTTAGGTCGGCAGCTTTATAATGCTTATATGCCTCTGACAATTGCTCATCCTCGCGACTTTGAACTAGAACCAATTCATCCTTGCGTTGACCAAATATCTTTTCATATTTGTAAAGTTGGCTTTGTGGCACAGAGTTAGCAACTAGGAAATCGTATGGCTTAAAGTCTATTTTTACATTGTTGGTGATGTCATCATAATGTCCCTCAATTATTCCAATCAACTCACTGGTTTTTTCATTGAGACG